AGCCGCCGGAGCAAGCAATGGCGGTTCTTGATAAGAACCAACTCCGGGCGATACGCCAGCGTAATGAAATGGAAATGGGCCGTGGGGGTAAATCTGCCCACGGCTACCCGAAAGAGATCATACACGACTTACTCCAAACAATAGACTTCCTAGCCAAGGAAAAGAAGAAATGGCAGCGCGTAGCGGAACACAGGGGCGATAGATTCCGGCGAATCGTAGAGATTTGTGCTGACGCCGCTAATACCCCATTGGAAGACGAAAAAGGAGAATTGCTATGAAAACGAAGATGTTGGAGATTCGCTATTGTGTAGAATGTCCCCACTGTAACGGTTTCTTTTTCTGCGCCAAGATCGGCAAGACCGTCGATGAGATTCCGGAAGAGTGCCCGCTACAGGATCAGAAAGACATAGAAAGGGACAGCGCCAGAATCGACTTTCTGGAACAACAGGCCAAGATAAGCAAAACGGGAATTTCTTTTGATTTTGCGCGCTCTGTAGACGGCGAAACTGGCGGCTACCGCTTCATGCGTTATCACAAACTCCATGAAAGGAAGAAAGACATACGCGCCGCAATTGATGAAGCCCTTTTCGTGTTCAACCCAAATAAGGCTTAGTCATGGCCTTTGACGCCGCCGCATTCTTCCGGAGTATCGGAATTGAGCCGAAGACAGAAGGGCACAAACATACACAAGCCGGATGGGCAAACGTGGTATGTCCCTTCTGTACCGGCAACCCCGGCTATCACTTAGGTTTTCACATAGATTCCGGGGCGTGGAAATGTTGGCGTTGCGGCAATCACGGCCTTTATTCGGTTCTTTCCGCTTTCCTGGGCTACGACAAAAAGCGGATTCGGGAAGCGCTGGACCGTTTCAAAGGCCGCCCTACCGCTAAATCAGAAGACGAAAGGAAGGCGCGTGGGCGTAGCGTAGCCCTGAACCTTCCAGCAGGAACATCGCCCATAACTCCGCAGCATCGGGCGTACCTCCGCAAAAGGGGCTACCAAGTAGGCAAACTCTTGCGGAACTGGGACTTGCGCAGTACTGGTCCCATTGGCCCGTACAAGCATAGAATAATCATTCCTATTACCTTTCAGGGAAAGATTGTAAGCTATACCGCCAGAGACGTTACAGGCCACGCAGATATAAAGTATAAGTCTTGTAAACTAGAAGACGAAGTGGTGTACCATAAGTCCGTTTTGTACGGGGTTGATATGCTGCCGTACCGCACCGGGGTGTTAGTAGAAGGGTGCCCGGATGTTTGGCGGCTAGGCCCAGGCGCGTTGGGAACATTTGGGATTGAATTTACCCCGGAACAAGTAATGTGTGCGGCTATTCATCTGGATTACGCTTACATATTTTTTGATCCAGAGAAACAAGCAAGAAAACAAGCAGAAAAACTTGGGCTGGCTTTATCGGCCCTGGGTACTGAAGTAGAAGTATTGGTTGCCCCGGACGGCCACCCGGACCCCGGCGATATGACGCAAGAAGCGGCTGACGAACTTATGATGGAACTATTCGCAAACATTATGTAGTCCCAACGGGAGAAGATTATGAACATGAATGTAACTACGCCCAAAATTCAATACGTGCTACAACATCGTGGAACAAAGCCGCCTACCTTCTTTCCAGAAGGATACGACCAATCAAACCTTGTAGAAGTTTCTACTATTGCCGACCCATTTGCGATATTTCTGAATCTTGAAACTGGCGAAGAGATCAGATGCGAGGATTTCCATAAAAAAGCAATGATGGAGTACGGCAAATGAACTTAGGAAGAACTGAAATCAAAAGATTAGTTCTCATTGAGCAAAAGTACGACAAAATCATAGAACTTTCCAAGTGGGTAGACGAATGCCTTGAAATGCTTAGTATCGCTACAGATGGTACAAGTTTAATTTCCTATCTTGACGTTGTTGAAAACGTAGATGAAGCATATGAAGAATTTTGGGCGTACATAGCGGAAATCAAGTCATGAAGGTATGGGTTCTGATAGTCTACGCGGTTATGGCTTTATTGGGGTTGGTTGTTGTACTTCACTATGTATTGAAATCAATGGACCGTACTCTTGATAAACTCTTTCCAACGTCATATGATCAAAAAGGGGAAACGGGGAGGGGGCTACGAGTACCCCGAAGGGGTACGAAGTATAGGGGGGAGGGGTAAAGGGGATTTCTTTTCTTAAAATCATACGAAGTATGATTTAACTCTGATTATACTTCCGAAGGAAGTGTAATCATCGTTTTTACGAAGTAAAAACATACGGCATTAGGCGCGTAAGCGCGTAGAACACGGGAGTCTATCATATGGCCCTAAAACCGATGCTAACAAAAGCACCTACCCCAATGGCTAAGAAGTTCAAGGAGGTTGTAAACAAGAAGGACAAACAAACCCCTGAACAACAATTATGGGACTTCTGGCGTAGTCTTCCCAATGGAATGAAACATAAGGCCGGGAACTCCCAAACAAAGAAACGTACCTTGAACATAATCAAGCTGATTATGTCGGGACAACTTGGAACAGATATACTCCCATTGGATTCTGCTTGGTTGCGTAAAAAGAACATACGCCTGGGAGTAGCTAAACGCCATTGGCCGTTACTTGCGTTGCGCACCGTGTTTGCTGATATGAACGCATCTATTGGGCCGGGAGGCCCGGAGTGGTTACAAGCACTAGGTAAGCGCCCTTTACACCAATTACTGTACGATCCCCTGAACCAACGAAGTTGGTTTCTGGTGTTCTACCAAGAGGGTGAAATAAAACACGCAGAAGTCATAGAGCGCCGGATCATGCGGCCTTTCTCCCCAGAGATGGTCGGTGTACTGAAAGAACTCACAGAGATAGTCGCCACTGTTAAGGGCGATAACACATACTTGTCCCCAGTAGAGCGTTCTACGTTGCGACAGATAGCTAGGGACATTGGGGATATTTACGAAGAAATCCCATTGCGTGATTGTAAGAACTTCCGCAGGGAGTTTGGGACGGTCACAAGGTTTGTTAAAGCGTACAAGGACCATGTGTTAAGTAAGGTGCTGGGCAGGGATAGCGTACACGCTTGGCAACTAGGGGTCAAATGTAGCCTTTGGCAAGAGTTTTACGACGAAGTTATTGGGTTCTGTGGGAGAGGTGAGAAAGAAATTCTTCAGGTTGTAATTAAAAGCTACCGGGACCGACAAAACGAGGGGAACAAGTAGCCTATGGCCATAAGCAGGAAAAAACTCGACGCAAGACTGGAGAAGCGGATACTGACGGGGATGATCGTCAGCCGGGAGTACCTGAAACAAATACATCCCATTTTCAAAGCAGAGTTGTTTGAAGTTCCCTTTATCGCAACAGTAGCCCAATGGTGTATAGAGCATTTTGAACAGTACGACGCCGCCCCAGGCTTAGAAATTCAAAACATCTATGCTTACCATGCGAAGAACAAGCTACAGGAAGACCAAGCCGAACTGATCGCAGAGTTCCTACACCGCTTGTCCAGCGAATGGGACGGGTCGCAGGATCTGAATATTGCGTACCTGCTAGACCAGACGGAACAGCGGTTCAAAGAACGGGCCATGCGAATGGCTATGGAAGACGCGGAAGCCTACTTGTCCAAGGGCGAAATCCTTGAGGCGGAAAAGCTGTTAACCGGATTCAAAGCCCCCATGCGTCCTAGTGCCGTGGGGGTTGATCCGTTTCTTGACGCTGACGCGATTTACGACGCCGTTGGGGACCAAGACACAAATACCCTGTTCCAACTTCCCGGCGATCTGGGGAAGATGTTGGGCCCCTTTGAACGGGAATCGTTTTGGGGAATCCTGGCCCCAGAGAAACGCGGCAAGTCATGGCGTATGATCGACATAGCGAACAGGGCCTGGAAGAAACGCTTCCGCGTAGCTCTGTTCCAATGCGGCGATATGTCCCAGAGAGCCACCACTGCGAGAATACACTCCAACCTTACGGGCCGACACCCCCGGTACTGGGGCAAGTACCTTATGCCCGTACTGGATTGCGCATGGAATCAAGACAACTCGTGTTCCGCCCGACAAAGGGCCTGCGATTTCGGCGTGCTTGGCAGGAAGGGGCAGCTAGTGGCCTTTGAAGATGCCCCGGACTATGTGCCGTGTTCCTTCTGTCAGCGGAAATATCCGGACGCCTTCAAGGGCGCTGTTTGGTACCAGGAAGCGGAGACTCAGCGCCTAGATTTCCAGTATGCCGTAAAGCACGCCCAGAAGTTAGCCAAACGCTACCGGGCCCAGCCCTTCAAGCTGTCTACTTACCCGACCAAGACCGTGAATATCAAGATGGTGAACGCCCAGTTAGATATTTGGGAGGGTACAGAAGGGTGGACCCCGGATTTCGTTATTTTCGATTATGCGGACATTCTTGCCCCGGAAGATGGAAGAAAGGACTTTCGCCATCAGCAGAATGAAAGTTGGGAGGCGATGCGTGCTTTATCCCTAGAAAGGAAATGCTGCGTCATAACAGCCACTCAGGCGTCGAAAGAAACACATAAGAAACGGCAAGTAGGCGTGACCGATATATCCGAAGACAAAAGAAAGCTCGCACACGTTACTAATATGATTGCCCTCAACCAAACTCCGGAGGAAAAGAGGGCCGGGATCATGAGAATATCACAATTAGCCGTACGCGAAGACGAATTTGACGTAGAGGCCAATGTCTGCGTTCTTCAACAATTACGGGTAGGTAATCCCTGTATTGCTAGTTATTTTGATAAAGAGTGAAATTTTCCTTGACTTTGAAAAACTTTTATTGTAAATAACTTCATAAGCGGACTTCACGCAAAAGAAATTCACAAGTCTCAAAAGGAGAGAACATCATGGCTAAGAAAGTTGAAAAGAAGGAAAAGGGTTTTTGCGGCGTTAAAGGACTGACCGAAGACATGTTGACCGCAGCTGCGGAAGACCTGAACGACTCCCTGGGGCTGAACCCCGCCATCGACGTGGAAGACCTGGAAGGCGAAGACCTGCTTGAAGCCGTAAAGGTTTCGATGGAAGAGGTCTACGAAAACGACCAGCTGGAAGAGGGCACCTGGACCGTTATGAAGCTGCTCGGCATCGAAGCCCAGCCGACTCCTGAAGAGGAAGCCCCGGCGAAGGAAGAACCCAAGAAGGGTAAGGGCAAGAAGGCCCCCGCCGTTGAGCCCGAAGATGACGACGAAGCCCCTGCGCCGAAGGCCAAGAAGGGTAAGAAGGTTGTTGAGCCTGAGCCGGAAGAGGAAGATGACGACGAAGCCCCGGCCCCGGCCAAAAAGGGTAAGGCCGCGAAGGAAGAAAAGCCTGCGCCCAAAAAAGCCCCCGATGCCCCGAAGTACAGCCGCTCTGACGCCTTCGGTGAGGCTCTGATGGCTGGAAAGAAAAACAAGAAGTCCCTCGCGCAGATTGTGGAAGCCTCTGACACTCTGTACAGCGAAGCTACCGGACGCCGCAGCAACCCCAAGGAAGCTACCTGGTGCGCCAATCTGTCCCTGAAGGCCCTGGCTGCTTGCGGATACGTCACCGTTGACGGCGATGCTATCGAAATCTTGGTCAGGCCCTAGCGCCCTATGACGGCGCTCATACTCCTGGCTGATTGGTTACCCACTCCCCGTAGCCTTCGGCCAGGAACCTACCGAAAACCGATTTCTGAAACCGCGCTGGGTTGGACGGCGTAGGCCCTGGGGAGAGATAAAAGATCAATACAGCGCCCTCAAGTCGGCGCATATGCGAATGCCCGGTATGGGCAGAAAAAACGCTCAACCCGCCCTGACCACAAACGGGGCGGGTTTCTTTTCAAAAAGGATGCACGTAATGAAAAGGCTGAAAACTCCCCTCACCATTCGTGGCGACTGCCTGTACTGTCCCCTTTCGCTTTCCCTCGACACCTACTGGAATTGCCTCAATGACTGCCTACACTGCTATCTGCGAAGACTTAACCGGACCTGGGGAACAGACTTGCGCCCCGTCGAACACGAATTGATAGAGCGAACTTTGACCAACGGGCTGAAAAACAAGAACCCCAAGACACCCCTCGCACACGCCCTCGCAGCAAAGAAAACCCTACGCTTTGGAAATAAAGCCGATCCCTTTCAAGCCGCAGAAAGAACCTATCTGGTAAGCGCCGAAGCCTTGCGCGTCCTAAAGAAACTCCAATGGCCTTTCGTTATACAGACCATGGTTACAGACGTAATGATGGACAACGAGCGCATCATCCTTAATTGTCGGGACTTCGCTTGGGTTCAACCTATCATCAGCCCCGGACTGGAAAAGGATTGGGAGATATTGGAGCGCAAACGGACAACCAGCCCTTTCGATAGGCTGAAGCATTTACACGCCCTAAAGAAGCAGGGTATGCGCGTGGCCGTCAACGGAGAGCCGTTTATCCCCGGATTCCACACCGTAAAAGATTTTGAGGATACGTGTAAAGTGCTCCGATCCTTTGGGATACGAAGGTACAACACGTACAACTTTCATTTTAACGATCATGTGGCCAAGAATATGCACGAAGCTGGAATTGATATTCGGGCCATTTACGAAAACAACCAAGACGGTCCCTGGAAGAAGATTCTTGTCCAGTTATTAGACATAGCCAAGAAACACGACATTTTATTAGGGTGTCCCGATTTCGTAAACACAGGCCCCCATTACCGGGAAATGGCGAATACTTGTTGCGGCGTAGACGTTCCGACCCCGATGACGTTCAATACACATACGTGGAAACGAATGATACAGGACGGCGTACCCCTTGACGAAATCTTTGAATCCACTAAAGACGGGATTGGGAATGAAGAGGAAGGCCGCAAGGTTTTGTACGGTATGGGTCCGCAGGGCATCTATACAATGGAAGACGCAGGGCTTGTAAAGAACGGTAAAGTGTTGAAGGAGTAAACGTGCTGATACACACCCCAGTAGAAAGTCATTGTGGCGTTTTCGTAAAGCGCGAAGACCTGGCCGTAAACGATCCCAGCGCACCGCCCTTTTCTAAAATGCGCGGGGTTTATATTCATCTCACCAAACTGCGCGATAGCGGAATCAAAACGGTAGGCTACGCGGAAAGCGCCATATCTATGGCCGGATGGGGGCTTGCCTGGACCGCTAAACAACTGGGTCTAAAGGCCGTGATTTTCGCCCCTGTCTACAAATGCGATCACGAATACCTTAGAGTTTTGGAAAAGCACCGCAAACAATGGGAGCGGTGCGGGGCAGAGATAGTCCCTTTTCCTGCGGGCCGCACTAAAATCATTTATTACCAAGGCCGAAAGTGGCTGGAAGAGAATTACCCCGAAAAATCAGAAATGATGCCTATCGGTATGAGTTTCCCCGAAACAGTAGACGCTACTGAAGAAGAGTACCTTTGGACGTTGAAAGAATACGGTTTGAAGCCCAAAAACGTAGTGCTGTGCGTAGGTAGCGGAACCATTGCCGCCGGGGTGGCACGAGGAATTGCGGAGAGCGGTTTGAGGACCCGGTTGTGGGGAATACTCACGCGGGACGGTAGCGTGCCGGACAAACAGCGCTACGTGGAAAACAAGGCATGCCTGCCCCCCTCCGGTAAGGGTATATTCGGGCGAACTTGCGCCCTAGACCTCAGATTGCTTTCTTCAGGATACGAATACACCCAACGCTCCAAAATAACTGTTCCTTTTCCTTGTAATCCGTATTATGACGCAAAAGCGTGGGAGTGGCTGGTGGGAGAAAAGGACAACTCCAATATGTTTATAGACCGAGAAACAATTTTCTGGAATATCGGTGCATAGGTTGTAATATCCTTCGTAGGAGGATTAAAAATATGAACATCGACGCCTTTGTTGAACTACGGAATAGATTGGTGGCTATGGACCCGAATTTCATTGTTATTCGGAAAACCCCGTCAACCCTGGCCGCATTAGGCCCTTCCAATGACGGAAAGATTTGGTACTGGGACGAAAGAAACGGCAGGGCGCTTATGGTCGCTACGGTAGACTCAGCTGTCCACTTACACGATAGGTTGGACACTTGGGTAAAGCGATCCAAGGAATTTCTGTATAGACTAAACCACCAAGCTATACGTCCTATGGACTTCGGCATCCGCCAGAACCGGCAAGACTGGTTCGACAAGGTATTTCGTGAAGCAGCGATTAAGATTTGTAAAGAAGTTAAAAACGACAGGGCTTTCTTTGTAACCATGGAGCCTGGGGATTCCGTAACCTGGACCACCGCGATACAAATGAAAGCAGAAAAGGAAGTGGAAGTTGTTTTTCAATCTTCCTTGTCCCCGGATATTGAGAACAGGTTTACCAGAAAGACGCGATCCCAAACATGCGGAATTATTCATATGTTGAAGGATTTGCTTTTTCCACAAAACGGCATTATCTTTGTTTTTGAAAAAAACAAAGGTTCGGATGAAGCCCTTTTTCTTTCGGTGACTTGGACGATGCCGGGGTCCGGGGGTGTAGTACGTTTTAACGACGCAACACGAATTTAATGGAGCAGCAATGACTAAAAAAGAACTTCTTCAGATGGACTATTGGGAACTGCGCAAAGCCGTATCCCAACTGGTCCCTCGCACCTTCCGTCTACGGGAAGATGCCCGGAAGGGCGAAGCCGTCAAAGAGAAGGGCCGGAAAAAGAACTACCACCAGTACGACTTGGTGGGACAGGAGATGACCAAGCGGGAACGGCTTCTTAACACTGAAGAAGTAAACAGCTTTATGGAAATATCCTGCCGGGCCCAGGCCTGTCCAATGCCCCTTAATCTGGACGTATATGACGGCCTTCTTTGTGGCTTCAAATGTATTTACTGCTACGCCGATGCCTTCCGGGCCAGCCTGTATACTTCCTTTTTCGACAACTCCAAGTCCGTGGGCCTTCGGCACTGTAACCCGGACTTCTACAAGGCGAGACTGGACGAACTTTTCAACAAGTCCTTGGGCAAAGACCCCCTGGAGATCAAAAGTGATGTAGGTAAGGCCCTGGCCAAACGAATCCCCATTCGTTTCGGTATCCGCTTTGAAGACTTCCTTCCAGCGGAACGTAGCAAGGGAGTCAGCCTGGAACTGCTGAACTACCTTCGCAAAGCCGAATACCCCCTGATGATCAATACCAAGTCCGACCTCGTGGGGGAAGATAACTATGTGCGCGCTTTAAGCCGAAACAAGGCCAAAACAGCTGTACATATTACCATGATTTCTTGTGACGAAGACTTCCTGCGGGTTATCGAACCCGGAGCACCTACTTTTGCGAAACGCCTCCAAGCCGCCAAGAACCTTACGGAGGCCGGGGTGCGGGTGGTTGCGCGTATCGAACCTTACATGGTATTCTTGAACGACTCCAAGGAGATGGTACAGGAATACTTTGAGCGTATGAAAGAGGCAGGGGTCGCCCACCTTACTTTTGACACCTATTCCTACTCAGCGAACAATCCCGGCATCCGCCAGAACTTCGTGCGCCGGGGCTACGATTGGGAGCGGATGTTCTTGTTGACTTCGGATTCCCAGGCTATAGGATCGCTGTTGTTGTCGAAGTTTATGGCGATGTTCCGCGAACAAGGATTCAAAGCCTCCACCTTCGATATGGGCAGTGTTCCGGACAACGACGATACCATTTGTTGTTCTGTCGGGGATTGGTTTGCGGATGCTGGCTATAACTGGGGCTGCGTAGTCGGTGCGGTACGTTACATTCAAGAACGGGGGTTGAAGCCTACCTCCTGGAATAACTTCCACAGATACGTTATGCGCAACGGCGGTTTCCTTTCAAAAGTCCTTGAAGAGGAAGTCAAAGAGCTTTGGAATCTGGAAGGAAACGCCTCATACTTCGTAAACTGGGGCCGGGGCATCGAACCCTGCGGCCATGACGAACACGGAATCCTTTGGCACTACCGGGAAAACCCTGAAGCCGACTTCCGCTACAGTATCTTGGAGGGGGTGATTTAAGTGGAATTTGATTATTCCCTTTTACTTCTGGGATTGAGTGTTGTATTCGTCGCTTTACTCCTTTTCAATATCTGGTATTTTCGCCATATGTTAAAAGTCCAACAGGACCGTAAAAAGGAAAGCGAGCAGTTACACCTTAACAATATCGAAAAGTGGAAAGATTACGCGGTGACTTGTAATAAGTTCAAGAAGGGTGACTGCGATCTTTCTGTTCCCTGTGATATTTGTAAATACTATGTAGGAGATAACAAATGAGCCAAAAGGTCAAGAGACTTCCTGAAGAAACGATGAAGCAGATTTTTTCCCACGCGGTTGCCCTGGACCAGAACGGAAGACTGCGAAACACGATCTACGCCCAAGGGTCCACGGTTTATATTCTGAACTCCGATAATACGGTGCTGTTGAAGTTCAAAACCAACCAGCCCCTTCCGATTCAAGGCGAAGTTCGCTTCAAGGCTTCCGACTACGAAGGCGATTCTTTTCAGGTGGAAGACGGGAAAATGGTATTCACCACTCGTTGCGGCGGCGTTGAGCGTAGGAAGTCTTGCGGCCTTCCGGACCTTACTTTTGCTGACGTTGAAAAGATTTTCGACGCGCACGAAGCGGATACGGATGAACCCTTTGCGGCCGCACTGGTACTGACGAAAGATATTGTTTCCATCCTCGATGAGAACCTTTCTCATGTCGAAATCTCTGGCGACAAGAAGGCGGGGTGGCTCGTAGTCCAGCGCGACATCTACAGCGGCGCAAAAGTGGAAATACGGCAGATCAAGGCACATGGTATGGGCGTACACGATTCGTCCGAAGTCAATAAGACCTTCGGGCCTGTCGGATTGCGCACAAACGACTTCATTGCGCTGTTTTTGTTCCACGGCTCTATCCGATTTGACTTCCAGCTGCTTGAAAAGCGGGTGGTGTATGTCGAAGCCGAAACAGCGGCCTATTCCCTCCAGGGCGTAGTTGCCCAGTGCGTCTACGATGAGATGGGCACTATAGGTACCACAATTCCTGGGGAATCGGAAGAAAAAAAGAAAACTACTAGACGAACCACAAAGAAGTAGCTAGTAGGTTTGTAAATACTTTCAACGGAGGGAGTTATGGGCGGAAAGAGCAGAAAGACCGGAGGGGTCAGCAAGGCCCTCATCGACAAACTCACAGGGTCCCAGGTCCAGAAAGAACGTAAAGGCAAATCCAAACAATCCAAGTCCGACGCTTCTGACAAAAAAGCGGGAATGGGCGTAGGATAAAACCAAACAAACAGGAAAAGGAGAAACAGACAATGGCCAAGAAAGAAGCACCCAAGACTACGAAGAAAGCCGCCCCCGCCCCCGCTGCCAAGAAAGGCAAAGCCCCCGCCAAGGATTCCATCCTGGCCAAGGCTCAGGCCGCTCGTGAAGCCGCCCGTGAGAACGCGCAGGAATCCATGTCCAAAGACGGACTTTTGAAAGAAGTCGCCAAGAAGCTGGGAATTGCGAAGGATGACGTTCAGACCGTTGTTGACGCTTTCCTCGACACCGTAGGCCGTCACCTGGCCGATGGAACCAAGGTCAGCATCCACGGCTTCGGAATCTTCAACACGTCGATTATGGCCGCTCGTGAAGGCGTCAACCCCCTGACCGGAGCGCCCATGTCCATCGCGGAATCCACCCGCGTCACTTTCAAGGCGGCTTCCGCGCTGAAGGCCCTCGTAAAGGAATAACTCATGCTCCAGTATCTCACGCTTCTGAGCCAAAGCGGCATAGCGCCGAACTTCTGGACCAGCCAAGCGTACTTGGAGAGAGCGGGAGCAACAGAGTGCGAGAAAGGGAACCTCATCTGGCTAGAAGCGGATGAGGTTCCGCTTTTTCCGGCCCTGTCCTTTTCCGGTACGATGGCCCCTATGGAACAATGGTACGTTCCTTATTGTTGGAGCGACTTTGAAGGCTTTTCTGCCGACACCCCAGACAAGGAGCTTTTGGATTATGAGTACATCTATAAGCCTGAAGACTTTGAAAGAATGTCTGGAGGAAAATGGGCTACTTTCCGAAAGAACAGCCGGAAATTCCCTGCCCGAAATCCTGGAAGCACGTACGGTAGAGATATTGAGCCAACCTCCCACGAACTTGTGGCCCTCCTTCAACGCTGGGCTTCTCGTTTTGACGAAGACGACACCATCCACGATTTTTCGGTCATCCTGCGATACATAGACGATGTAAAGCACGGCGCAAACTTTGGATGGAAAACGCTCCGATTGGAAGACGGGCTTTTGGTAGGAATCAACATCTGGGACCGTAGTTGGAAGTACATTAATTTTCGATATTGTTTTTGTGATCAGGATTACCCGTTTATCTCAGAGTACATGCGATGGTTGTTCTATACTGACCCGGCCATTACGGCGCAGAAGCGGCTTGTATGTGACGGCGGCGTAGTAGATCGACCAGAGCTAAAAGCCTTCAAGGAAAAAATGAACCCGCTCCAAGTCCGTGAAGTATATACTTGGGGCAAAGAACCAGGAGAAGGATATGGAGATTGATAGAAAGCAGCTACTGGACGCGCTTACCCTGGCCCGTCCCGGTCTTGCCTCTTCGGACGTTGTAGAACAGGCGTCCATGTTCGTGTTTCGTCCCAAGGACATTGTAACCTTTAATGACGAACTTTGCGTGCGCGTCAAGATCAAGTCCGGTATCGAAGGCGCTGTCCAGGCCCAAGAGCTTTACGCCTACCTTTCCAAGAGTAAGGCCGAAAAGCTGACGATGGAAACGACCGAAGACGAACTCATCATCAAGGCCGGGAAGCGCGCAAGCGTAGGCATCCGGCTGTCCAGCAAAATCTACCTTCCGGTGGACGGGATCAATGATGCGGAATCTTTTGAGCCGCTACCCAAGAACTTCACGAAGGCCCTGAGCCTTGTGTCGCAGACGGCGGCGAAGAACGCTTCCAGCATGCCTATACTGGCGTCTGTACATATCGTAGGGGATCGGGCAGAATCCTGCGACAACTTCCGCATTACCTGTTACGAGTTTGAAGAAGGCACAGACTTCCCTGAGTTCCTGCTTCCTGTAAACATGGTAAAGGAAGTGCTCAAGTTTGAACCCGTTGAGTATTCTGTCGTAGAGGGTTGGGTTCACTTCCGTACTGCCGAGGGTGTGTGGCTATCGTGCCGTACGGTCCACCCCGGCCCGAAAGGATACCCGGACCTGGCCGGAATCGTAGACGTAGAGGGCGTGTCCATTGAATTTCCCGAAGGATTTGGGGAAGTATTGGACCGCGCTTCTGTTTTTGTTGATAAATCCGGAACTCTGGATGAATTCGTAAGCATTTCTGTAAAAGACGGTAGAGCAACGGTTGTAGCAGAAGGGACGATGGGTTGGTTCAAAGAATCAACGAAAGTAGACCCGGATAACCCGGAGTGTAGTTTCAACGTGAATCCCAGTTTCTTATCCGGCATTCTTCCGCTTCTGTCCAACGCCATTGTAGGCGAAAACTACCTGCGATTGGACGGCGAAGATTTTCTTCATGTAATGTGTTTGTGCGTTCCTTCATAGGAGGGGTACATGGGAAAGAATCAACAGAGAATTAAGTCATACGAAAATCAGGGAAAACTTGACTTTGAAAAGTACGGCAAGCGCAGATTTCGTTGGAACAAGCCGTGCTCCCACGAAGCCGCCTACATGCGGGGCTACGCCAGGGCAAAACACGGATACTTAGCTGTGTTGGGCCGTCATAAAGAAAGATAATAAACAAGGCGGGGCAGGTGGCGATGAAGCCATTGCGGCCAAACGTAGACGAAAGACAACGCCCGTAAGCGCAGGTGACTGCGATACCAGCAAAGCGGGCCACGCCGTACCGTACAAGGGGCGGTCCTAGCGCGTGAGGTAGGTGAGTCTTTTGGTAACCACGGGTGTCCCGGTTCGATCCCTGGCACTGTCCTTGTCGGTAAAACCCGACCCCCGCCTTTACATAATTCCATCCAGCAACGGGGTGGAGATCACGGGAAAGGGAAGACCCCGCCCAAACAGGGGTACTGTCTAACCGTCCTGACCGAGACAGCGCAGTGTGAGCTGTGGTGCGTAGGAGGGGCATTTTAAGGAGAAACATGGACGAGCCTACTGAGTGGAGAGTTTGGGGAATGTACGCCGTATCTAAAGAAGGCTACTTGCGGCTGGAGTCTTACATACCTTGCGGAAAGCCCGTTGGAACATACATTATCCCAAGAACTATTGGAAGCCGTTTTCCCCGCTACAGGTTGACCAAAAAAGGAATCCTCCAGACGCACAGGATTTCTGCTATTGTAAAGAAGATATGGGGAATAAATCTGGCCGTTACCGTAGAGATGGCCGAACAGATGCGGGACAACGCGCAAAAGTGGAACCTCCAACAACAAGAAGCGCGATTACAGGCCAAGCCGCCTAGACGGGCCAGGCTTCCGAAATCGCCCAAGAATATACGTTTTGACCCAGACGAATACCTAGACAGCGCCGATCCTTTTGTACAGCCGAACCATCCGCAGATAGACCCTTTTTCCAACTGGAGGTAGCCGTGGCCAGGACCGGGAAGCCCCGAACTTCAAAGACCAAAGAAATCACGCTTGACGCCCTTCTGTGGAAGATAACCAAGAAGTACGACGAAGCCATATATGAAATGAAGTTAGAAAAGGAAAGGAAGTTGCGCGAAGCCGTCCAGCTATTCTGCCCACTTCCGAAGAAAGGGGAAGTCATAGAAGCCGACTACACATACAAGGGCAAGCCCTTTTCTTATGAGGACTTTAAGCCCTATTACGGTGATGTTATTCTGTTCGGCGGCATAATAAAGAAAAGTGGGGATGTTTCCGAAGCGATGAAGCCAGAAAGCCGGATCAGCGGGAAGTCGATCAAAATCATAGTTCCTTGCGAGGATGAATAATGGCGGGATTCTTCCAGAAAGACGAAGTGTCGCACGGCGCTAGGGTTAAGCCCAAACAAAAAGTTGAAGCATTTGGAACTTGCGAAACTTGTGGCCTGTACGAACATAGCAGCCCCATTAAGCCTTTCGGAGATAACAAGAAACGGATAATGATTGTGACTGAAGTCCCTTCCGAAGGGGAAGCGCGCAAAGGCAAGATGTGGTCGGGGGAGCAAGGGCAGCTTCTCCGATCTATTTTGCGTGAGAACGGGATTGACTTGAACCGGGATTGCGTTTCCACCTACGCCGTCCGGTGCGGCCTTCCTGAAGAACGGAATCCACAACCCCACGAAATCGTAGGCTGTAGGGAGCGCCTATTCAAAGCCATAGCGAAGTACGAGCCTAGAATGGTTCTATCATTGGGCTATTTTGCTTTGTTTGCGCTTATAGGGCATAAGATGGGCGACGGGCTGGGCGGCACCCTAGATCGCTGGAGAGGGGCCAAAATACCATATCACGAGATCGGGGCGTGGTTGTGCCCTACGTTCCACCCCGTTTACGTCATGGCTAGCGAAAGAAACCCCAATGTTGAACTATTCTGGGAAAGGGATATCAAGAATGCTATTAGCCAGATGGACAAAGACTTACCGCGTCCCATTGACGAAGATTCGGTTGACGTTTTGGTGGAGCCGAAGGAAATCAAGGATCGGCTTGATTATCTCATTTCCCGCCCCAGCGAAATAATAGCCGCTGTTGACTGGGAAACTACCGGATTAAAGCCCCATTCCAAGGGACATAAAATATACACCGCCGGATTCGCTACCGGGGAAGATAACGCATTTGCGTTCAAGGTTGAGCCCCCGTACAAGGAGCGCCTTGTAAATATCGCTTTAAGTCGCAACGTGGCTAAAGTAGCGGCCAATATGAAGTTTGAGGATACGTGGGCCCGGCAATGCTTAGGTACGCATATCAATAACTGGTATTGGGATACTATGGTTGCTCAGCACGTTATCGACAACCGCCGTTATATATGTGGCCTAAAGTTTCAAGCCGCCGTACGTTATGGAGTATGGGATTACGATTCTGAAGTGTCCCCGTACCTTCGGGCCGAAGATGAAAGCAACGCAAACGCTTTCAATAGAATATACCAAGCCCCTTTACCGAAGCTGCTGAAGTACAACGCTATGGACTGTTTATTGGAGTACAAACTTCATACCGATCAGATTCCAGAGGTTCTGGCGCAAGGTACTATGGACGGGTATATGCTACTTCATGCGGGAATCCTCACCCTTTCCGACATGGAATGGCGCGGCTTACCCGTACAGGACTCTCACGTTGTTCAAGAAATACGTCGCTTGGAGCAGGAAGTACAAGGCATCGTAGCCGATATATGGGAATCGAAAGAAGGGAAACATTGGAAGAAGAAATTCGGAGCGGACGCCAACTGGAATAGTAACCAGCAAATGGTAGAGGTTCTGTCTGAGTGCGGCGTAGTCTTTGAAAAGAAGACGGCCAGCGGACAATTCGCCGCCGATAAGGGCGTTTTGGAGCAAATGGACCACCCCATTGCTACCAAGATTCTCCGGGCCAGAAAACTATCGAAGAACGGCGGAACCTTCCTGACCAATATCCGGAGAGAGGCCGTCAATGGCTCCCTCCACCCCGTACACAACCTTCATAAAGTAATCACATTCCGATCCTCTTGCGAGTCTCCGAACACGCAGAACATGCCTAAACGTGATGAAGAGTCCATGAAGATAGTAAGGGCTTCCTTTCGCGCTCCGAAGGGTAAGTGTATTGCTGAAATCGACTATTCCGGCGTTGAGGTTCGGGTGGGTTGTTGCTATCACCGCGACAAGAACATGGAGCGGTACATCCTCGACACTTCTACCGATATGCACCGGGACGAAGCCTGTTCTATTTTCCTGTTCGATCCAAACTGGGTACAAAAAGAAATCGTACACGGTAGTGACGAAAAGGCGCAGAAACTATTCAAGGCCCTGCGGAATAGCGCGAAGAACGCTTGGGTGTTTGCGCAGTTCTACGGGGATTGGTACAAAGCCTGTGCGAAGAACCTATGGAACCAAATCAGCCACTGGAACCTAAAGGCCCCGGACGGAAGAGGAATGTTTGAGCACCTAAAGAAACAGGGCATTAGAAATCTGAAGGATTTTGAAACCCATCTGAAGGAATGCGAGCGGAAGTTGTGGGAAGAGCGTTTTGGCGGGTACGGTAAATGGAAAGAGAAGACTTGGCGGAAGTATATGAAACAGGGCTACCTGGACACGTACACCGGATTGCGTTTATCCGCTTTGGCTTCCCGTAACGAGATATTGAACGCCCCGATCCAGGGAAGCGCCTTCCATTGCTTGTTATGGTCCGCTATCGAAATGAATAAGAAACTCAAGAAAGAGAAGTGGGAAACGGAAGCGGTAGCCCAGATTCATGACTCTTGTATCTTCATAACCACTCCTGACGAGATAGACGAATTGTATAAAGTAGCACACGACATTATGTGCGTAAAGATCGTAAAGAAATGGCCTTGGTTGGTAATACCGCTTGAGATCGACATGGACATAACAGCACCGGGCGGTGCCTGGAGCGAACAAGAAACCTATATCCTGACCAAATAAAGGAGAAACCACTATGCCTCTACATCTGGACCACAGACCCAAAACCTTGAAAAAGGTAGTAGGCCAGGACGCTACCGTTGCCGCGCTTAAGGCGGTACTGGAACGCGACGACATTCCACATGCTTTTCTTTTTCACGGACCCTCCGGGTGCGGAAAGACCACCCTGGCCCGAATCGTAGCCAAGAAGCTGGGGTGTTCCGAAATGGACCTGAAGGAATTGAATGTTGCGGACGTACGCGGCATTGATTCCATTCGAGAGATCACCCGGAACATGACCCTTCGTCCTATGGGAGGAACGGCCAGGGTATGGATTCTCGACGAAGCCCACCAGTTATCCAAGGACGCCCAGAACGCGCTGCTTAAGCCGCTGGAAGACTGTCCTGAACACGTCTACTTTATGTTGTGTACTACAGACCCCCAGAAACTCATCGCCACTATTAAAAATCGCTGCTCGCAATTCGCCTTAACTCTGGTATCTGACGAAGAACTTACGGCGCTTTTGGAGGCGGTGGCGAGTAAAGAAGGCGTTGAGATTCCGGAGTCTGTAATAAATAGTATTGTAGCCGCTTCCGCAGGATCACCCCGGTCGGCCCTCGTTCATTTGGATAAGGTAAAAGACCTGCCTGACGATGAGATGGAAAAGGCCGTTTCCCGTATCGACGTAAACAATTCAGCCGCTATTGATCTTTGTAGAGTTTTACTGAAAGACAAGCCCTCCTGGCCTGAAATTGCCAAGGTATTGTCTAGCCTTTCCGGGGGAGAGCCGGAACAGATCAGAATGAATGTACTTGGTTACTGTAACGCCATCCTTCTGAAAGGGAAATTCAACGGAAGGGCGTGTTTGGTTATGGAATGCTTCAAAGATCCCTTCTACAATGACGGGAAATTTCGATTAACCTTGGCTTGCGCTTCTTCAGTGGCGTAGGAGGCCGTATGAGCGTAGATAGAGACGGCTTGGACTATTACGAGGATTTAAAATTTAATCCTGAGAATCTTGGTGAGGAGTGGCAAAAACAGCCCGTTCTGTACTCCCGTTATGCGGACCTGGCCGCTGACGCGGAACTTGCCTACAATAAGGCCGTAGAACACAAGAAGACGGTTCGCAGTCAGATTTGGATGGACGCGGCCCAAGGCGGCGAAGACATTCTGGGTAAGGGGATGAAGCCCACTGAAAAGAACGTAGAAGCCTATATGCGCCAATCCCCGAAGTACCGCAAGGCGAAAGAAGCAGAACTGGAAGCGAAGCATGTTATGGATGTTCTGAAGAACGCGGTGTTTGCCTTCCACCAGAGGAAGGTTGCGCTGGAGTCTACGGTTCAGCTGGTTGTATCCAAGATATATGCCTCACCTTCCGAACCGAAAGAATTACGCCAGCTTGCCGATTCGATTTTACAGGCTGCGTCTGTAAATAAGATTCGGAAGAGTATGCGAAAAGCGGAAGTGGATGACGATGATGACGAAGATTCCAAACCAGAACCCAAAGCGGTTATCGGAAAGAAACGGCCCATGGGTTCAAAACGTACTAAGTAAAGGAGTTTCACATGTCCAGTATGAAAGATCGGTTCAAGAAGCGCGCAAAGGAAGGGGCACAGAAAGGATTCTCCGTGAATCTGCCCGAAGACGTCAAGCGGTTTTCCCCAAAAAAGGGAACGTACAAGCTGGATATCATTCCTTACACCGTATCCGCCAAGAAGCACCCGGACGGCGTAGCCGCCGGGGAACTCTGGTGTCGTAGGCCCTTCCTCATTCACTACGGGATCGGCGTGGATAACAAGCCGCAGATTTGCCCCCGGACCATCGGAAAGGCTTGCCCTATTTGCGAATACTACGAGCGCGAAAAGAAGCGGCCCGGCGCGGATGAGGACGCCCTGAAGGAAATCCGCGCCAAGGCCAGGGAACTCTACAACGTCATTGACTTGGACAACGAAGACGATGGCGTACAAGTCTTTGAAATGTCCTACCACCTGTTCGGCAAGCTGCTGGAAGGCGAGATTAACGAAGCCGATGATGACGAAGTTGCGGGCTTTGCGGAACTGAAGGGCGGCAAGACGCTGAAAGTCCGCTTCTCTGAAGCTACGATGGGCACCAACAAGTTCTTGGAAGCTACCAGAATTGACTTCCTGGAGCGGGACGATTACAAGAAGTCGATCTTGGATGACGTCGTTGATCTGGATTCCGTTTTCAACGTCCTTTCCTACGAGGAACTGGAAGCGGTGTTTCTGGAAGACGAAGGCGCGGGGATGGCTGGCGGCGGGGATGATGACGATGACGATGAAGCCCCCAAGACCAAGGCCAAGAAAAAGTCGCACAAAGCGTCTGATGATGACGATGACGAAAAGCCCAGGTCTCGTCGTACTTCCAAGAAAGAAGAAACTGAAGAAGACCGCCCCAATTCCCGTCGCAAGCCCCAGGACGATGACGATGAGCCC